GTCGACTGACCGAGAGCCGACTTATCGGGAGCCGACTTATCGGGAGCCGACTTATCGGGAGCCGACTTTCAGCCTTTTTGTAAATGGAGAACATCAATAAAAGATAATGAAATTACAATTGGATGCAAAACAAAAAGTATTGATGATTGGGATATTTTTTTTAATTCTGATTTATTATATGAAACAAAAAGAAATACAGAGGAATTTAAAAAAATTCAAGCAGTTTTTGAGTCATATAAAACATATATTAACTTTTTAAATAAATAAAAAATGGGAGCAAGTTCAAATTTATTCTTAGAAAATTCGGAGCAATTCGTAACAATGTACGAGCCAAGTTTTACCAAAAAGGATGCAATCTTAACCGGTAAAAGAATGGTTGACAATGTAATCGAAAACGGACACGTTGACAAGCATCAATTTATGGCAAATATTTGCCGTTTAAAAGAGGTGATTAACTCAGCAGACTCAGAGATGCGTAAATACTTACCTTTTGAAAAATTAAAATACTACGGAGTCGAGTTCGTTCCGACAAATGGAGGCGACACAATTAACTATAACGAAGATCCGATTTATTGCCAATTAAAAGCCGACCTGGATGCAAGGGTTGAGTTATTAAAGCTCGCACAAAATCAGCCAATAATTGACGCATACGGAAACGACGTTCCCAAAGTGGGAACTACCCCTCGCAAAAATTCAATATCACTAAAATTTTAATATTATGAGAATAGGACAAAAAGTAAAACTAAAAGAGACAAGCATTTACGCAATGGAAATTGACAGACACAATCCAACGGATAAAATTGGAGTGATAGTTGAAAAAGGTAACGAGTTTCAAAATCCAAAACGAAATTCAACGCTCCCGGTTTTAGTTAGCTGGGGCAAGTTTACAAATAGTTATCGTTATTTAGATTTGGAGGCGGTAAATGAGTAAGCAAAGCGAACTAACCAGGATCAAAAGAGTATTAAATTTTTATTATAAACGAGGAGTCAACTCTGAAAGAGTTAATAATTTATACCGAAAAATTTTGTACATTAAAAAAAATTATATAATTTAGCAATATCATAATAACCGATGCAAGGTTTGGGCATCTTAATTCCGGACCATAAATAAATAAAATTATGAGTACAATTTCAAACAGGAGAGCTGCATTTTCACAACCACAGACAAATCCCTCAACTAAATTTATTGAGTGGAAATCAAACGACAAAGGTTTTAGTTTTTACGACAAAGAAACCAAAGAAAATGTCGCAATCCCTTTGCCTTTTAAATTTTTAGTCCTTGACGAACTCCACACCGTAAAAGGTTGGAACGATGCAAGCTCGAGTCAAATCAATTCCAACGAGGTAAAATTTATCTCACGTGACGAAATGGTTGTCAAACCATTCAAAGGAAACGAAATCGCAAAGGGATTATACAAAGACATTAAAGAGAAAATTAAGGCTGCCGGAGGTCATTATGTTAAAAGCGTATATTGTATGCTAGAGGACGGCTCAATCGCTAACTTACAACTTAAGGGAGCAGCGTGTCAAAGTTATGGAGATTTTACAGCAAAGACTCGCTCACGTTTAACAGACGAATGGGTTGTCGTAGCCAAAGCAATAGACGGCAAAAAGGGAGCTGTTAAATATACAACTCCAGACTTTGCATTTGATAAGTCATTAAGCGAGTCTGAGGCAGACTTAGCGGACGAGGCATTTAATACTTTGGAGGCTTATTTAAAGACGTATTTAACAAAGGCTGAGCCTATCAATAACGAAGTAGTCGAAGAGACTATCGAGGACGACGATTTGGACTTTTAGATTATTGTTGGTTAATAATTGAAATCGGAGGGCTTATGTCCTCCTTTTTTTTGCAATAGTACACATTTTATCGGTTTCCCTATACTCCCCTATAAAAAAAAATTTATATTTTAATAGGGGGGGGTATAAATTCAAAAAAAATGTGTTGAATGTGTACTATTAAAAAAAATATTAAAAAAAATTAGTTTATATTAAATTAATTATTATATTTGCAATAGAGATCATCTACCTCATTTAAGAAATTGGGTTTAAACCTAACAACCCCTTAAAGGATACGAGTAGATGCGTAGAATTTAAGGGGTTTTTTAATTAATATTATATGATAGTATCAGTATTTAAAGACTTGTATAAGTCAACCGACGTACCCTTTCACGTTCCAATTGAAAAAATAGTCAATAGGATTAAAAAAGGAACTTCAAAAGAGATTATCGATTTAATTCGAAACGGCCAATTACAATTAAAAAGTACTTTGCCTTGCATTATTTTGGAGGGATTTTTAATGAGCGAAATTCAAACTCACTTCAACAGCATTCCGGATTAATGGTTGTCGATTTTGACAAATATCCCGACGTTGAAACGATGCTCTCACAATTGGAGATTTTAAAACAAAATAAACATTTTTGTTTACTTTTTATTAGTCCCTCAGGAATTGGAATTAAGGGCGTTTTAAGAGTATCAAATGAACTAACTAAGGAAACGCATCCAAAAGTATTTAAAGAATTCCAAAAACAATTTAATTTCGATTATTTTGATATAAGTAATTCAAATGTAGACCGAGTTTGTTATGAGTCATACGATCCGAATATTTATTTTAATAAAGAGGCGGAGATATTTGATCCAATACTAAAAGAGGAGGGATTTAATGTATCGGAGAGAGTGCCACTTTTACCGGTTACCGACCAGGACAAAATTATTGCTAAGATAATGGAGTGGAATTGGCAAAAAGATTTCAGAGAGGGAGAGCGCAACGCTTTTATTTTTGATTTGGCCGGAGCGTTTTGTGAGTATGGTATCTCTCAAGGTAATGCTGAGGGTTACATTCTTAATAATGTAGTAATTGGTGACTTCTCAGAGACAGAGGCTAAAACCACAATAAAATCGGCTTATAAAAAACGTAACTTTGATATAAAATACTTTGAGAATTATAATAAAATTGACTCAATAAAAGTAGATTTAAAAAAAGGTAAAAAGGAAGTAATTGAGAAATACGGTATTACGGAGGATACATTCAACGAAATAAAGGAAGCATCCGAACACGAAGACTTTTGGCAATATGGCGACAAAAATAAACTTAAAATTGATAATTTAAAGTACCGATTATTTTTAGAGCGTAATGGATTTAAAAAATATTTTCAATCCGATGCACAAAAGGCAACGTGGATTTTTATAAGCTCCAATAAAGTAGTTGAAACCTCAGCCGAGAAAATAAAAGATTTCGTCCTTAATTATTTAATGGATCGAGGAGAGATTGACGTTTGGAATTATTGCGCAAGTTATCAAAATATATTCTCAGAAAATTATTTATCAATGATTGAGAGCGTCGATTTAATGATGCTAAAAGACACCAAAACAAAATCTTATATTGCGTTTGAAAATGGTATTTTAGAAGTTACAAAAGACACTATTAAATTGGTTGACTATATCGACGTTGACGGCTACGTTTGGAAGTCTCAAATTATTCAAAGAGATTTTAATCAAAGCGAGAATTTAGAAAATGAATATAAGACTTTTATAAATAATATTAGCAATAATGAGCCAATTTCTATTGAGTGCGTTGTAGGTTATCTTTTAAGCACTTATAAAAACAAAATGAATAATAAGGCTATAATATTAAATGATGAGGTCATAAGCGAAAATCCGGAGGGTGGAACTGGAAAGGGATTATTTGTACAAGGTTTAAAACAAATAAGAAAAATATCAATATTAGACGGAAAGTCATTTGACGATAAAAAATCGTTTCCTTACCAAACCGTCTCTCCAGAGACTCAAGTTTTAGTGTTTGACGACGTCAAAAAGAATTTTGACTTTGAGAGCAAATTTAGTTTAGTAACTGAGGGAATGACTCTCGAGCGTAAAAACAAAGACGCTATTAAATTAAAAGTTGAAGAGAGTCCCAAAATGGTTATCTCTACAAATTACGCAATCAAAGGCGAGGGAAATTCTCACGATCGTCGTAGGTTTGAAATTGAGTTCGCACAATTTTACGGAAAGGCTTTGACGCCTTACGACGAATTTAATCGCCAACTATTTGACGACTGGGATGAGGACGATTATAAGCGCTTTGATAATTATATGGTTTATTGTTTACAATCTTATTTGAAATTGGGATTAGTACCTCAAAACGCCAAAAACATTAAAATGCGTAAATTTATCGCTGAGACTTCTATGGAGTTTTTGGAGTGGGTTAAAGATATTGAAAACGTACCTCACAATCAAAGACTTGAAAAATCTTTTTACTTCAATAATTTTACAACCGAATACCAGGATTATAAAAAATGGTTGACAAATAAAAAGTTTAATATTTGGATACAAAAGTATTGTAATTTTATAGGTGCAAAATACGACGACGGAAATACTAACGGGATGCGTTGGTTTATAATAATTACTAATGAAAATAAAATTGTCGAGGACGACGATATAGCTTTTTAATTATGACAGCAATAGAAAAAAAAGAATATAACAAACAATATAAATTAAAAAATAAAGAAATTTTAAAAGAAAAAAATAAAGAATATAATATAAAAAATAAAGAAAAACAAAAAGAATTTGCAAAACAATATCGTATAGAAAATAAAGAAATTTTAAAAGAAAAAAGAAAAAAATATTATTTAGATAATAAAGAAAAACAACAAGAAAAAATAAACCAATATTATTTAAAAAATAAACTGAAAATAGATATTTATAAAAAAAAATATTATTTAGATAATAAAGAAAAACATTTAAAAAGATGTCAAGAATATTATAAAATTAATAAAGAAAAATGTAATAATAATGCTAAAAATTATTATTTAAAAAATAAAAATAAACATTTAAAAAAATCTCAAGAATATGTAAAAAAAAGAAAATTAATTGATCCTATTTTTAAATTAAAATTACAAATTAAAAATATGATTTATTTTTCTTTTAAAAGAATGCAATATTCTAAAAAATCTAAAACTTATAATATTTTAGGATGTTCATTTGAAGAATTTAAAAATCATATAGAGAAAAAATTTACTAATGGAATGTGTTGGGAAAATTATGGTAAATGGCATTTTGATCACATCTATCCAGTTTCAAAAGCTAAGGATGAGGAACATTTAATAAAGTTAAACCATTATACAAATTTTCAACCTCTTTGGGCTAAGGATAATTTAAAAAAAGGAAATAAAATATTATGCTAAAACTAAGAGACTATCAACTTAAAATCTCAGCTCAGGCGGCTGAGGTTTTGGATCACAAAAAAATCGTTTATTTGGCTATGGAGGTGAGAACGGGTAAAACTTTGACGGCTTTAAATACGGCAAAATTATTCGGAGCAAAAAAAGTATTATTCTTAACTAAAAAGAAAGCTATATCTTCAATCCAATGGGACTACGATAATTTTGGCTTTACGTTTGATTTAACCGTCATTAACGATGAGTCTTTGCACTTAGTGACGGATATATACGACTTAATAATACACGATGAGCATCACCGATTTGGAGCGTTTCCAAAGCCGAATAAAGTCGCTCAGCTATTTAAAAAGCGTTATTCAAAATTACCAATGATTTTTTTATCAGGAACGCCAACTCCGGAGAGTCACTCGCAATGGTTTAATCAATTTTGGGTAAGTAATCACTCTCCATTTAAACAATATACCAACTTTTATAAGTGGGCTGTCGATTACGTGGACGTAAAAGAGAAACGACTAGGCTATGCGGTTATAAAAAATTACAGCCAGGCCAAAGAGCAGCTAATTCGAAGAGCCACACAGCACTATATTATAACTTTTACACAAGCTCAAGCCGGTTTCACTACCTCAGTTAACGAAATGATCCTCGAATGCGAGATGCAACCTATCACCAATTTGATAATTAATAAACTCAAAAAGAATTTAGTTGTAAAAAATACCGACGGACAAGTCATTCTCGGAGATACCGGAGTGAAATTGCAGCAAAAACATTTGCAAATTGCCTCAGGAACTTGCAAATTTGAAGACGGATCTAGTAAAATAATTGATAATTCAAAAGCTCTTTTTATTAAAGAAAAATTCAGCGATCATAAAATTGCTATTTTTTATAAATTTAAGGAGGAATTAAATATGTTAAAAGAGGTTTTTAAGGATAAATTAACGACTGACTTAGAAGATTTTAATAATTCCGACAAATGGATTGCCTTACAATTTTTATCAGGGCGCGAGGGAGTAAGTTTAAAAATGGCAGATTATATAGTTGCTATAAATATTGATTTTTCTGCAACTACTTACTTTCAATTTCGTGATCGTATGACTACAATGGATCGAAAAGAAAATACTTTATTTTGGGTATTTTCAAAAGATACTAAGGATTTAAAAAGTATTGAGAGAGTTGTTTATCAATCCGTATTAAATAAAAAAGATTTTACAATATCAATTTATAAAAAAACTTTTGAAAATAATTTGCATATATTAAAATAATATTATTATATTTGTACAACCGCCAAAGTAAAGTATTTAATAATTCCCTTTTCTTTTGCGCTTGGCGGTAGCAATCGAGGAGGGTTTATTTTTTATAAGTTATGGAACACTTAATCGTTAAAAATCAAAAAATCGCAATTCATTTATTGCCTCAGGTTGGATCAAGCGGACGAGAATTTCGTATGGTTGGAACGGCTAAAAATTTAGAGATGCCGGAGAAGTGGAGCAATCAAAAAAAATCAATGTCAAATCATTATATTTATACTTTTAAATATTTAGATAATGGCGAATTTTTTGAAATGGAGTTCGATTATAATGATAACTTTGTAAAGAAATTGTCTCCGACATTTATGTCGGGGAGTTAAATATTTAACCTATGACAGCAAAAGACAAAGCCAAAGAGTTATTCGATAAATATGCAATGTATTTAAGATCAAATTTAATGTATGATGAAGAAGCAAGAGAAGATGCTAAAGTATGTGCATTAATAGCAGTTGATGAAATTCTTGATGATGATATGTATGGAATGGAAGAAGAACATTTTGAAAAAAGAATTAATTATTGGGAAGAAGTTAAACACGAAATTGAAAACCTATGAATTTAATCTTAGCAATTTTAGTATATGAATTTATCCGTCCGTCAATCATTTTGCTTTGGTATTATATTATAAAACTATTCTCAAAATGAAAGGCAAAAAATACATACCTAAGAACGACGACTTAATACGAATTATTAATTTTGTCACCTGGTTGCGCTTGGAGTGCGATTTTAATTCAATCTACCTTTGGGATTACAAAGGTCAAAATTTAACCTTAGAGGAATTATTAACTATATATCGACAAAAATATGAATAACAGAGAGGAAATAATTATAGAAATAATGGCTTGGATTTCAGTTATCACCTTAGCCGTTTCGTTAATTATAATAATGACAGCATAATGATTTTGTCAGGTAAATGATGGAAAAAACTTGACATTTAAAAACAAATAAGATTATGAAACAAACAGCAGTAGAATTTTTAGTAATACAATTACACGGAAAACAACAAGGTGTTAATAATAGTTCATATAATAGCATTATTGAACAAGCCAAAAAAATGGAAAAGCAACAGATTATTAATTTTGTTAATTGGTGCAATTCTGAAGATGCAGAAGATTTAATTCTTGATTTAATTCTTATAGGTGAATTAAACAAAAAACCAACAACAAAAGAACTATTAGAAATTTACAAAAAAGAAAAAGGATTATGACACTAAAAGAAAAGTTTAAAGAAATATTAACTGCATTTTGGATAGATAATTGGGAAGATGAATCTATAAAATTAGCAGAAGAATTTGCTATTGAATTTGCAGAATGGTTATTAATAATATACAATGAAGATATTATTTATGATGCATACACTACAAAAGAACTATTAGAAATTTATAAAAACAAATAAACCCCGATTGCAAGGATAATTGCTACAAATATTATGGAAAATTCAAAATTACAAAACTTAATTGACAGACAAATTTATCTAAATAATATGTTAAGAGCAACTACAGATAACCTTTGTGAAGTAGTTCAAAAGGTTGGTGGGGAAGTACTAATAGAAGTTTACGCAAATGATAAAAAAGAAAATATTCCTTTGCCTCATTTAGAAAATTTAGAAGTAAGTTTAGAATATTACGAACATATTTTAAATGAATTTAGATTTTATTTAATTCACTTAGAAAAATTAATTAAATAAGATTATGGAAAAAGATGAATTTTGGAAAGGATTTTTTTTAGGAATATTAGTCACTATTGAGTTTATTGTAATAATGATAATGATTTAAAAAGAAATAAGATTATGAAACCAAAAGAAAAAGCAGAAGAATTAATAGATAAGTTTAAATATGAAAGTAAACACTATTTAATGTTAGATGCTAAAAAATGTGCATTAATAGCAGTAGAAGAAATATTAAACACACTTTATTCTATACCATTTGGCAATGCATTGGATAACGAGTTAGAATATTGGGAAGAAGTTAAACAAGAACTTAAAAACAAATAAGATTATGAAAATAACTATTGAATGCTACGGCATAACGCACAGCGTTGAAACGAAAAACGACGATTTGGATATTGACGAATATTTGCAAATTATCTACGGATTATTAATTCAGTTGACTTTTAATTCGGAAGTAATTAAAAACGGATTGCTCGATTTAGCTGAGGAGATAAATAATTCAGCGATATGAGCGAGCAGCAAATCCAAACTAAGATAAAAAAGAAACTCCAGGCGCAAGGGTATTTTGTTACCAAGTTAATTAAGACCTCAACAAATGGCATTCCTGACTTATTAGCTATCAAAGACGGACAGGCTACGTTTATCGAAGTAAAAAAGGAAAATGGTATATTGTCTCCTTTACAAGAGTTGAGATTATCAGAACTTGCAAAATATGGATGTATTGTCAAAGTATGGTCGGATTTTGAAACGAATTTTTAACAAATTTGTTACAAAATAACTTTTTACCGTTATATTAATATATTTACTATATTTGTCAAATGATTAAACCTTATACAATATCGACTCAAATGTGGTTGGAGCAAGAGGACGACAACCTCGGACTCAATGGATCCTTTGTCGACTTCCGTGTTAACGTCGATAGTATTGACGGATATTGGATTGAGTCTCCGGACGAAATAGTTATAATTGTTAGAGGAACGGCTTACTATATCGAAAATGAAACTCACGTTTTACATTTTTTAAGTGAGTTTTTTAATCCAATGCGGCTTTGATAATTAACGAACTCGCTAAAAAGGACGCTCAATGGCGAAAAATGGCTTTACAAATTTGTAAATGCAAGGACTTAGCAGACGAGTTGACTCAAAATATGTATATTAAATTATCCGATAGGACGACAATGGTTTCCGACGGCTATATATTTGTAACTTTGAGGTCATTATTTTATGACTCTCTTAAAAATAACGATATTTTAATCGACGATTTCTCTAAATTTGAAATTGAAGAGGAGGAATATAACGACGGGATTGATTACTCAGAGCTTTCAAAAGGTTTAACCTGGTATGAAAGGACATTATTTGAACTCTCAACGCTACACGGCCAACGAGAACTATCGAGACAAACCGGAATACACATACAAACTATCCATCGAGTTAATAAGATGGTTAAAATTAAATTAAATGGCAAAAAAAAGGATTAAAAAAGAAATTCAAGGACTTGGAGACGTTGTCGCTAATTTAACCTCAGCGGTTGGGATTGAGCCTTGCTTAGATTGTAAGGAGAGACAATTCTCTTTAAACAGACTTTTTAACTTTAAAAAGGTTAAGTCTGAAATGACTCCAATTGACAAAGAACATTTTACTCTATTCTTAGAGGCAAAAGGTCAAAGAGTAATCGAGGGAAAACGTACTGAGTTAATTTTCGAAGACGTTGATTATTTAAACGGACTTTATAAATTCTATTTTGGAATTGATAACTCAAATTGTCCGAATTGCTCAAAAGTTCACGAAACGATTATAAAGGATTTATTTAAATTATATAGTTTTGAAAGTAACTAAAAAACAACAACAAGCCGAATTTTATCAATTCCTCGATGCTGTAATTGAAAACGCACCTACAGACCTCTCAGCAAACGAAATTTGGATGCCGGATAACTTATTTAAGTTATTAAAAACGAAGTCTTATAAGGGGTTTAAAATGTTTACTTCGATGTTTTTAAAGGATAACGAAGTAATTTTAGGGAGATATAATGGAAACGCTCAAATCAATTAATTGTTTTGGATTGAAAAATGGATAAAAGGAAATTTAACGGAGGAAATTCAACCAAAGCGGTAAGACCGGACGACAAAAGATTGATGACTAAGTCCGAAATGCAAGACACTTACGAGAGATTGAAACCTTTTTTACCGGAGGCGATATTGCAACTCGAGGCAGCAATGCAAGCCGGAGAGAAGTGGGCGATTGAATTGTGGTTTAAATACTTCTTTGGAATGCCAAAACAAACAATTGATCAACATATAAGCATAGAGAAACCGATTTTTAATTCCTTAGATTTGGATGTTCCAGAAAACGACGGCTCAGAGTAAAATTGCAAAACTTAAAAAACGAGTTAGGATTGTGCAAGGTGGAACGAGTAGTTCCAAAACGTTTTCGATATTACCCTTACTTATTACTTACGCTATTGAAAATCCATTTTCGGAGATATCAATAGTTAGTGAGAGCATTCCCCATTTAAAGAGGGGAGCTTTAAAAGACTTCCAAAAGATAATGCTCCTAACTGACAATTATAAGGATCAAAACTTCAACCGCTCATCCTTAAAATATACATTCTCGAATAATTCCTATATCGAATTTTTCAGCGTTGACCAACCCGACAAGCTCAGAGGTGCGAGACGTGATATTTTATTTATAAATGAGTGCAATAATATTGACTTTGAAAGCTATCAGCAACTCGCAATCCGTACAAAGAAATTCATTTACTTAGACTACAACCCAACGAATGAGTTTTGGGTGCAAACGGAACTATTAAACGATCCGGACTCAGACTTTGTCGTATTGACTTACAAAGATAACGAGGCTCTCGATCCGGCAATCGTTCGAGAGATTGAGAAAGCAAAAGACAAAGCGCTTACCTCAACGTATTGGGCCAATTGGTGGAACGTTTACGGACTCGGACAACTTGGCTCACTTGAGGGAGTGATATTCCAAAATTGGGAGCAAATCGATACG